GGTACGAATCAATTGAAATCGCACCCGAAAGCAAAAAAGATTGGATATCGTTATGACGAAGTACACTCAGAACTGGATGCACTCCTCCGATGTAAAGAGAGACAAAATCTTGAGCTGTTTAATTTTCGGTTCAACAGGTTTACTGATGCTCGTTTATCTCGGCCTTGTTCTCTATGTTGTCCATGGTGCAAGCTCATATTTGACAAAATCTATTACACAACCCCCACGGGATTCGAAAGGCTGGTATACTGATGAAAACATTTACTCTTCTACAAGAAGTAATCCATACACCAACTAAACAAAAAGCTACCGTTACAGCAACTAAGATAGACCGAGAAGGTAATCATCTAGTTGAAGTTAAATATGAAAATGGTACTACAGGATGGGCTAGAGCAGAAGCTCTGTCTTCGTTCATCCAAGACAATGTTGATCACACTGGCAAATTTCTTTCTGATTGATACATGGCTCTGTGGCGGAATCGGCAGACGCAACGGACTTAAAATCCGTCGAGGGTAAACCTCATGGGGGTTCGAGTCCCCCCGGAGCTATTATAGTTTAATTGAAATATCCTGAAGAAGTGTTACTAATTTGATTAGTACCAGTGCCAGTGCTGTTAGAGAATTTCCCCGAATATATGTAATCAAACGACCCTGTAATTCTGAGAGCACCCAAACCATCAACAATTACATTACTTGATGTGTAATATAATTGATTTGGTGTATTGTTATTTGGTATAAAGAAAACTGTTTTCTTGAGTAAAGTTCCATCAGAAACAGAATAAATTCCATTATCAACATAAGTAGCACCATTCTGGACAGCTTGCTCTGTAAATCCAAATGCAAGATTAGTGTCAACGTCAACAACAAAAATATACATCACTCCACGAGAGAGTATGAGTGATCTATTGATTACACCATCAATTGTTAGAGTGGCCTTACCATCAACAAGAGAAGAACTAACTCTATGCACCACAGCACTTATTTGTTGCATTGAATATGGTGACGTTGTAGGATAAACTCGTCTACTATGATTAAGAATAACTTCTGAACCCTTTAGGTTTTCTAATGTAGCAGGGTCTGTTGGTTTGAATTGGATTTGTTCCCGAGAAAAGCCATCAAGTGAAATTCCATTTATTGTATATCTACCAACATTTTCTGGTGTTGAAAAATCTACATAATCACCAATCTGAAAATTATTACCAACAAAGCTAGTTGTATTACTGGTATAATAGTTTAGGAGTATTTTTGGATCTAATGTTGCACCAGTTAATCCTACTGCACTAGTTATTTGTGGTACAGTTTCGAAAAAATCTGGGTAATACAAATTAGTTTCTATTGTACTTCCTATTGCGGATAAAGTTCCCAATATTTTATAGTTGCTGTAATTGTTCAATGTAATTGACGCAGACAAATCTGCGTCATAACTATTACTCGAATCTTTATAAAAGGCATTAGTTAGTGTGAATCCGGTGGAGAACGTACCACCGACAGAATTCATCGAACCAAATAATATATCAAGAAATTCTTTATCCTTTGTACTTTGAATATCACTATAATCAAGTAATATTGTAGTACCCTCAATCAAAACAGATGGTTTAGAACTCATGTTTTGATTTACTATTACAAGATCATCTTTAGAATCTACAAATTCTAAACCATAGAATGCAGCAGTTCCTAGATCCTGAATAAAGAAATCTGTTGAAGAAGATGATGTAGTAGATGATCCACTTACATAGGCCATATTAGATCAAGATCCAAGGTATGAGATTAATTGTCCGGTGGCTCCACCAACAACATTCACTAGATTGAGGTTATTTATCTCTAAGTAGCAAGATTCACCTGCAAGTAGAGGATATCCATTTGTTGTACCAAGAGGATTAAATGTGTGACCAATGTATACTACAGAAGTATTTGTAGAAACTGCTCTAAGTTTAACGCCACTACCAAGGGGAGCAACAGGGAACTGTCTACCGGTGGAAAGTACGTTTATTTGACCGTTAGTGAATCCAGAAGGTTGTGCGATAGTGTTAATATTAATTGGTTGGAGAGTTGCTCCTACTGGAGTTGCAAAACTGCCGTCACCAGCAACCTTGAGTATTCCGTTATTTGTTACTCCTACGGTCGCTGATAGAGATACGACTGCGGTGAATCCAGCGTTAACAACAGCAACTTTCAACGCATCACCAGAAATACCCACTGCTGCACCAGTGGATCCACCAGCACCCGCGAAGATCTTCGCTGCGGGGAAGGTTATACCATTATGACCTACAATTTCCAAAGTTCCGCCTTGAATTTTAACAGTGTCTCGGCTGGATTTAAGTCCGGCTATAATACCACCAGTCACAGATAAATTAAGTGCCGTGATACCTACTTCACCCTGTACAGTTATTCCACCACCTGCACTTGTTCCAGCAACTCGTAGATATTTGTTTCCAGAATTGACTATACCGAATTCACCTGATGGTCCCACTAAACCACTAACTGTAATGGCAACTGAACTGCCTTTTACTTCTATAGGTAATGGGTTTGTATCCGATACACGGATTGCCGCACCAGAGTTGCCATATGCAATCTTTTGAAGGGGGATATGAGCGTCTGCGAGGTTTACTCCGCTGGTTCCAAAGTCTGTGGCAAGGTTAGCGGTGTTACCCACTGTTTGTACAATGATATTTGATCCGGTATCTGGCATTTTTAGTTAGTCTCCTATGAACTAATTTATATATAAGGGTTTGACAGACAGCATATATAAGGTATAATATGTATTCAACAGGAGAAACACATTGATTCTAAGCGACGAAGAAAAAAAAGGCTTTTCCAGGAAAGTTGAGAACATTGTTCAAGATAGGGGTGGAACTTACCTAGAAGCCGTGATAGAATTGTGTGAGAAGCATGAGATTGAACCGGGTATTGTAGCTAAGTCATTATCCAAGCCCATCATTGAAAAGCTCAAAGTAGAAGGTCAAGACCTCAATATCCTGCCCAGACAAGAAGTACAACTACCGATCTAAGCACAGGGGAGTTCCCTGTTATTTTATTAAGGCCGAGGTAGATCCTCGGGGAAAGACTCTAACATGAGCGATTTTGCAGATTTTAAGCGTAAGTCCCGTTCCAGTTCCAATCTTGATGAACTTTCAAAGAAGATTCAAGCAACATCAGAAAAGAAGTCCTATAAGGATGATCGATTCTGGAGACCTGAGTTGGATAAAGCAAGTAATGGTTATGCCGTTATTCGTTTCCTTCCAGCACCTCCCAATGAAGATCTTCCTTGGGCAAAGCTCTACACACACGGATTCCAAGCTCAGGGTGGGTGGTTCATCGAGAACTCTCGTACAACCTTTGGTGAGAAGGATCCCGTTTCAGAGATGAATTCAGAACTCTGGAACAGTGGTACTGAAGCCGATAAGGATATTGCTAGAGCGCGTAAGCGTAAGCTCCAGTACATCTCCAACATTCTGGTGATCAGTGATCCTGCTAATCCACAGAATGAAGGTAAGATCTTCCTCTACAAGTTTGGTAAGAAGATCTTCGACAAGATTCAGGAAGCAATGGAACCTGAATTCGCTGATGAAAAGGCAGTCAATCCCTTTGAACTCTGGGATGGTGCCAACTTCAAGCTCAAGGTTCGTAAGATCTCTGGCTTCATCAACTATGATAAGTCCGAGTTTGACTCACCTAGTGCTCTGTTCGATGGTGATGATGTCCAGCTTGAAGAGCTTTGGAAGAAGCAGTACTCGCTCACAGCGTTCACTGATCCTTCTAACTTCAAGTCGTATGACGAGCTTAAGCAGCGTCTTATGGATGTTGTTGGTGATGATATCCGTTCTAACGATGGAACGAGCGCACCGACCATTCAGGAGACCTCAGACACACTTGAGAGTAAGTCTGAAAGCGTTGCAGAAGAGACTGATGCTCTTGACTACTTTGAGAGACTCGCTAAGGATTAAGCGTATCCATAGGGGTTGCCTCTGGTTCTCAGATCATTATTTCCCCGCAAATTTGATACCCCGTTAGATGCACGAGGAGTTGTTCCGCCAGGTTCGGTGGGCAACTCCTCTGTGTCTACTTCAGATGGGAATCCGAGAGAATCTACATCAAATAAGTCACTATCCTTGACTGGGGTGCTGTCATTGTATTCTGATAATGGTTGTCCGCCCATCATATCAGTCTTAATCTCTTGATAGGCTTGATTTGATGAGATGACCGCAGACTCTAATGCAGAGACATCTTGTATGTTGGGTTGATATGCTAGAGTTTCCTCTTCGAGACTTGGACCAAGAGAAGAATAGAAGTTAGGTGTGACCATCGGAGTCCTATCAGACATTAAATCAGAAAAAGACACCACAGGATCTATAGCCAAATTAGCTGCGGCACTTTTAAGATCAACATTTTCTTCTTCTTCGACTTTCTTTTTATCCATTATCCTATCCCTTTAGATGCCATTTTTTGTTGTGTTTTCATATTTTGATCTTTTATAAAATCATTGAGCATACCAATATATACTTTTCTTTCCCATGGTATCATATTTTCTAACTCGGATAAGTTATACCCGTGCATCTGCATCAATTGAAAATTTAGATAATAAAAACTTGGCAGATTTACATGGCAAAAAGTAAGATAAAAAAATCCTCTGCGCTACTTAACTTGATCCGTCGCGTGGTGTCATTTGTAGTGTAATCAATAACATACAGGTAATGATATAGAGTTTTAATTTTATCTCGTATTTCATTATTCAGACTAACAGGAAACGAGTCTATTATTTCTTGTTTTTCATTATCAGAAATGCTATCAAAATCAATTTTTTCTTCCATTGTCTCAACAGAACTTATTGCAGAAATTGTTTCAGAAAAGTCTGAGGGCATTTTGATATGTACAATCAGATCTCCTGATTTTATTGCACTTTCTTTGCATGTGCCAATTAGTTCTACATCAGTGATATCTACGTCTATCTCAATCTTTTCATTTGTTTTTGGGCAATTGAAGGAAGTTTTAAATTTTTCCCCGATAGATTTTTTCCTGAGTTCTAAAATTAAATGGATTATGTCAGTTTCTGACAAATCTCTCATTTTCATATTAGTCTTATTTTCTAGAATTTTTAGTAGAGTATTGTAACCATCTTTATTGCTTCCGGTTTCCTTTGCAGCAATAATATTTTTTTCTTCTTTTACTATGATGGGAGTGAACTCAACTGTTGTGTTCTTGACGGGTAACTTTGTTGTATAAACTGGCAAATCTATTTTCATAATTATGTTCCTATTGCACCACCGGACCCACTACTGGTTCCGATAAGTTGTCCTTTAGCTTCCAGATCAAAAGCTCTATACACAAACTGCACACTGAATACCATGGGAGCAAAGTCTTCCACAGGTTTCAATTCAATTGGATACAGAACTCGTGGGTAAACTTCATAGAAGATCCACTTAATATTATTATTATCACCATTGACAATTTCAAGTTGATTACCCGACACTCTTTCCTTGTAATAAGCTTGTGGTCCTTGGGGTTGTACTACGGCATTGCACCATTTATTCATCACATCAAACATAGAATTCTCAACCTCATTTTCCATATAAAATGTAACAAATAACTGTTGATTCCAGTCTTTTCGCATAGGAAAGGTTTTAATATTTCCACCAACACCAAGTTCTTTGGTAGTGGCTATATCCCAGCCCGGAACTCTTGCGGCAAATACAGGTATGAAATTGTTTGTGTAATTGAAGATACCAGTATTAATAGACAGGTTAACATGGAATCTATTATGCTTCATCAGTCCACTACTATAAAGACCATTGTCCTTGATGAGATTGTCTACATTTGTTCCTTCTAGAGTCATTTTAGTTGGTTCCCTTTAAAAAGTTCGTTTTCGGTTAGAATAGTAAATTCCCATTCGTTATCATTACAAACTTTTTTTGCCGCTTTCCACTTTGCTTCATTTACGGCATACGTCTTCATATTTAGGTCGTAGGTCTTGGTTTTTCTCTTTTTAATTGTCGGTGGTTTTGTCTGCTTATATGGCTTGACTTCAATCAAAAAAGTTTTAATTTCACCAGTCTTTGTTTTAATTTCCGCGAGAAAATCGGGGTAATACCGATGCATTTTATTATCAACGGGGGATAGGTACGGAATCACCACTTCTTCACTTGCCCAACGGAGCACGTTTATATTTTTATCTAGATACTTACACATTTTTCTTTCCCATGTAGATCTACAGACAATTTTGGTTGGATTGCCAATATATTTAGAGCTATTCTCTGGAATGTACTTCGTTTTATATGCCATAGCATACATATATATGAATGGAAACAGGAGTAAGCCATGACAATAAATTTAAGTTGGGGATATTCAGACGGATCATCAGAAGCACCATATTATTTGGTGTTTAATTGCTATAGATACCCAAGAACATCTAGAGAAAGAGGTAATCTTAGTAATGCAGAACTCAGGATTACTCTTCCGGGTGTTAGATTGACTAGGGGTACTGCTCACAGATATTCTGAAGATGCTCCGATGATGGAAAACGTCCAACAAGCACTAGGCACAATTAATCCAGCTTTCGACCCAGGCAATATGGATAATCAGAGTATCGGGGAAGTTCTCAGTAATGTAGAAAAAGCTGTATCTGATGGAAACAAAAGATTCCAGAAAGACGCATTTGGTCAAATTGCATCTAAATTAGGTAGATTAGAGCTACTTACCACAGAAGCAGGATTTCTTGGTTCATCAAAACGAAAGTATAATTTTAGTTGGAATTTAAAATCTACCTCAAATAATGCAAACACGAATATAGCAAAAAACATCGGAGAGCATTTTGAACGATTCTCGATGCCTGTTGTTGGTGGATTTGCTTCTGAAGGTGATATTGCGCAAGCCAGTAGGATGAGACCACCTAACGTATGGACTATAAGTGCTATAAATGAATTCGGTGATAATGAAGCAGAAACAACCAGACTGTGGTTAGGTAGACCAAAAGTATGTGTTCTACTCAACGTGATGCACGCCCTAGACACCCAATCCTTTATAGCTGGTGTGGGTGGACCATTTTCATATTTCTTGGGTGCTAACTTTGTAGAATTGGAAAATGTATTCAATTACAATGGCGATATAAAAAGTAGATCTGAATACTTTAATGCTTTAGGTGGTGCATAATGACATACTTTGATTTTTTCAGCAATACAACATATAATTTTCCAAATGGTATTAATAAAAATGTAAAAAATATTTTTACTAGACCTACAATTAATAATGTATATTCCGATAAAATTGAATTGGGTGAAAACCAAAGTCCAGATCAGTTATCAATTTCTTTATATGAAAATCCAGATCTATTTTATATTAATTTATTGAGTAATAACATAATATCTGATGATTACTGGCCAGTTTCAGGTGAAGAATTCAGTGAAAGTCTCTCCTCTGACTTTGCTGGTTATTCCTTCCATATATTGGAAGAGCCAGCCGATAAACCTAATAGAGGGGATCTTTTTGTACTGAAGTCTGACTTCGATAATTTTATTCCAGATGAAGATGATTCATTAAAGGATACTCTGACATATGGAATTGTAGAATCGTGGAATCCATCTTACAGAAAACTGTGGATAAAAAATTATTCTATTGGATCGACAGGTGCTCAAACCGCCGACAGTATATTTAAAGAAAATAATAGATTTTATCTTTTCAAAAAGACTATTGATGGTTCATATGAAAATGATGGTAGTCAGATACAAGTCACAAATATTAGTGGTGATAATAATGCTTTTGCCTTAGATCCAAATTATCCCGGCAATTCTGGTGATGAATTTACAATGAAAAGGGTTTCCGAGTTTCAAAATTCAGTAAGTCATTTTGAAACTCTAGATGGTGCCGTACAGCTAAACCCACACACTAAAAATATAGTCTTCCTTGGCGAAAACTTTTCATACAACCTATATGATTTTGCTGGAACAACATATAACTCTGGTAATACAAATAGTTCTTGTTCTTTATTAGAAGGATACATTTTATCAGCGAACGGACAAACTGGCACAAATAATAGACCATACACAACGCAACAAAGAATAACTACTATGCGTGATGTGGCACTTGAGAATAATACCAACCTAAAGACCATAGATGTTTTACCCAAATCATCTATAGGTAATATTATTGAAAATATAAAGAGGAACTTTAATGGCTAATAATGATATTGTTTTTAAAGAAATTTCATTAAGATTACCGGGAGAAGACTACGTTAATATTATTGATCAGTTCCAATCTTCTAGTACGTTTGGTGGTATGTCAATTGACGAGGGACTTTTTGATAATGGGATAAGCGGTTTTATTATACTTAATGATCCAGATCCAACTAACAATAGTGCCAATTTACCATCAATAACAACATTAGCAAAAACTGGTGCAATGATTCGGTTTTCTTTTAGTACCCAAATCGGAACCTCAATTGAAACCAATATTCGAGAATTAGAATTTTACGTTTATAGTGTTTCTATAGTTTCAGACATATCTCCCGGTATAGCAAAATTGGGATCTTCTCAGTCAGTATCATATCGTCTTGAATTTTCTTCATATGAAAGCACGGCGATAAATTATGAAACAGTAGATGTATTCCCAGAAAACGCAGACTACGTTGGAACTATCAGTGAGTTTGTTGATGAGTTAGCATCACCTGATAAGTTGGGAATTCTTGGTCCATCACCAGAAGAAGATGATAGTGGCAATATTATAAGGAATACTACACAAGTACCACCAGAAATATTCACAACATATAATGGTGTTTGGTTTAAAAGAAAACAGTCACTATATCCATGGGGAAAAGAAAAGACTGTACCAAGTTTAAGTACTTTAATATCAGCCTCTTTGAATTATGCAATCCCAGCTATAGGACAACAAATTAATGTGGATGGAGAGATCGTTGATCGGGGAATTCCACATGATAAAAACTTATCTTATGTTTTTTATCAATCTCTACCACAAGGTAGATGGAAATTGGTTCCAATTGGTGGTGAAATTGAAGAAGAAAACACCGAAGCGGCAAGTTTATATAAGCGAGGATATGTAGACGGTAGTGAAAATGATGGTTATCACACATATAGATTTACTATGGATGAAACCCAAATAAAACGAATAGAAATGTTCAAACTTATAAAAGACACTGATAGATTAGAACTAGAGGAGGCTGGTGTATTTGGATCTTCGTATAGATTGATAGAGCCAAATTATAGAGGAATTTATAATGGAATAGTAGCAGATGGAACAGGGGACAATGATGAATCAGAAGTCCACGAAAATTCTATAACAGGCACAAAAAATAATTTATACTACCATGATGCCATGAGTATTGCTTCTCACCTTAAACAAGAAGAGGTTGTATATTCATATAATGAATTCTTTTCTGGTGGGGAGGAAGATGTATCCAATCCTCTTCTTGGTAAATCACCATTAGAAGGAAGAGAAAATCCATCCTTTAGTTCTATAACAGACACGGTATATGGATATTTTGATTCGTCCTACTTATATAAACCATTCACAACTAAAAATGATGATTACTCCAGTGCAAGAGGTTCTAAACATATGTGGCAAACTATGTTTGACATGTGTGATCTACCCCTAATAACAAATGAAACTACAGGTGAAATTGGCATTGATAGTATCATTAAAGCTAGAGATGAAAACAAAAGGGGTAGACTGGCATATAGTGTTCTGTCAGATCTGAAGGAGCAATGGAACAGGTATAGACACTCTGTTTGTTGTGACAGTGCTGAGGGTGGAGAAAAATTCCTAGCCATGCTTGTAGGTGCGACATCAAGTTACCCTCTTGGTGAAGAAGAAGATGTTGACAGAAATCATGTACCATTTGCCATAACTGGTGGTGTCACTGTCGAAAATCTCTACAGATATTCATTTGTAGAAGTTGATGTGTGGCCTAGAGTTCTTGTACCTGAAGGTGCAACTGCGGGGTCATTTGGTATAACAGGAGCAGCTCTTGATGGTGTCACATTCAGTGATTACGATACCTTTACATACTATGATTATATTTCACAGAAAGATATAAATCCTTCCACTGGTGAGAGAGAGATATACATCGGAGGCAATTCTGCTGGAACAGAGGGATTGACTCTTACGTTTGGACTTACTCAAGCCGCCGAAGGACAAGATTATGCAATAAATCAAGAACAAGAGTTTTTCGTAATTCCTGTTGATGGAGGTAGACGTGGACTATTTACAGCATACAACACAAATGAATTGGTCAATAATATAGCGTTTACTGGCGCAGGAATAAACATGAAAGGGTTTAACTATCCGAGTGGGTTTAACTTGATGCCTATTGGTGGAATGACCAGTGGACAGGGTGGAGAATCTGATACATCGACAACATTTATTCCTCCAACTTACATGGGATCTGTTGTTGAAATGTCTAGCATTAACAACCAATTAGTGAATATCAAAACTAATACAGACGCTGCGGTTATTGAATATACTCCACCAGAGGGTGTTGTTGAGAGTGGTCCGGATGCCGTAGTCGGAATACTCAACAATATAATGGGTACTAAGAATCTTCCCAGTACGTTTGCAGGTGCTAGTGCTGAACTATTATACATCAATCCTAGTAGTGGAGAGATCAAAGAATTTGATCGAGATGATATCGAGGAACGCCCCAAAATTACAGACGATGCAAAACCACAGCCAGTAAGTGGATCTCCACTAGAAAAATCACAAACAACAGTTTATCTGTTTAGTTCAGAAAACGATCATGATGGAAGGTGTTCAACATGACCACAAATAGTTCAGATTATCCTAATATAAGGACTAGCGTACCTAAAAAAATAGGATCTGCTCACGAAGAAAGTATAGTCATTGACAGAGAGTTTTTTGATTGTGTAAACATCAATGGTCCTGTTGATAATAGTGGATGTACCACTGAAAATTCTTTATGTAATTGTCCCTGTACGGGTGGTTCAAGTAACGCATCAGCGGTGCCACTATTCAGGGAACCTACAGACACTGAAATGGCTTTTGCTAAATCACAAATAGCAGGATGTAACTCTGATGATGATTACAACGGTTACTTTGTACTTGATCCGGAGGCCCTAGAAAGTAACTGTGGCGTCCAATGTCATGGAAAATACTACTACAGCACTTTCAAGGCATCAAGAACGTATTCGACATTTTGGGATACACCAAAGAAGGCTCCTCTTTACAGGAATGGTTTAATAAACCTATATACTGCACAGCAAGCTGTTTGCATAGTTCCCGGAAATTTAAATCTTCGAGTTGGTGAATTTATCAACATCCCAAGTGATGGTAGCCCTTTGTCAGAAAAATATTCCGGTTGCTGGTTAATAGCAAGTATTCGTCATGCAATTGCATCCTTACAAAATTACAAGATGATAATAACATTAATACGAGATTCAAAAATACCTGAGCCAGAATAATGAGTAAATACAAAGATTTAAATTTAGATTTAGATACTACCTTATCAGGAGATATCGCTGTTACTACAGATAACAGATCAATTACACAGTCACTGACAAATATTATTCTCACCAAAGTAGGAGAGAGACCATTTTCTTCTTCTAATGTAGGGGTTGGTATAGAGAGTTTGTTTTATACCATGTCAAATGTAAGATCACCAGAAATTATAGATTTAAAACAGACGACAAAAGAAAAGATAAATAGATATGAACCAAGAGTCACATTCAATGACATGAAAATTAGCAATGATGATTATATTGAATCAGGTAAAATTACATTGAACATATCTTACACAATTAAAGCTTCAAATTTGGGTGACAATTTAAGACTTGTCATAGGAGAAAACTAAAATGGCTAATATTCCAATACAATTAGGAAGTTTGGATTTTGATGAAATTAAAAATAATTTAAAATCCTTTCTTCAAAACTCAGATAACAATCTAGACATTGATTTTGATGGATCGATAGCAAACACCATAGTCGATCTTTTGTCATATAATACAATGTACTACGCATTTTATTCAAACATGCTTATGAATGAGTCATTTATGGACTCAGCACAAAGAGTAGAAAGTTTGGTTTCACTGTCAAAACCTTTGGGATATAGTATATCACATAAAAATGGATCATCTGTTGTTCTTACATTAAAAAATACTGGTCTAACAACTACCAATATTACTTCTTATACATCAACTATTACGGGAATAAATAATGGTGTCAATTATTCATTTACTTACGTAAATCCACTAAATGATATTGATACACAAACTAATATTATTGCTCCAAATGAATCAAAATCTTTTCGATTTTATCAAACATCTTCTAGAGTTATAAACGCCCCTGTAACAGTTGATTATACGAACCAAAAATTTAGTATAAACAATAAAAATATTGATCCTAGAACATTAACCGTTAATGTCTCTGAAAGTGATGGGATAAGGGAATATACCCGAATTAGCAATACTAATTCTAGTCTATCAACATCTAGTCGAGTATATTACTTAGAATCGACAAATTCGGGATATACAATATATTTTGGTTCACCAACAAATACATCGGGTTATTCTAGTGGTAGAGGTGTGGGTGAAACTGAAATAGTATATGTTTCTTATCTCACAAGTTCTGGTTCGGGTGGTAACGGTAGCACAAGTTTTTCAGGTCTACGTAACTCTACAAATATAGAAAATTCGTCTGCCGTATCATCCGGTGGATATAATACAGCAAATATTGATCTAATTAAATTTGCTGCACCAAGAAATTTTGTTGGTGGCGGTAGATTGATTAGTATAACCGATTACGAAGTAGCTATTCTTAATACTGGTCTTTTATCAGTTGGATTTAATCCAAGAAATAATATTTCAGTTTATAGTAGTTCAAGTTCTGCTGATAAAACAAGTGGTAGAATATTATTTTCCATGTTTGATGCAACACTAAACGGTGGTGCTGGTGCAGTTATTTCTGAAAAAAGTTCTATTCCAAATGAAATAACTAAAAACTTTGCGGAAGAGGTTCTGGTGGGACTAACATTCGAATACAGAGAACCACTTGAAGTTGATATTACATTTTCATCAAACGAACCAGAACAAAGCTTTACTAGTTTGTATCAAAAAGGATTCAATCAAACATTCAGCACTAATTTAAATTCCTCTCTTATTGGTGTAGAAACAACAAAAATTCCAGATAAACAAAAATTCACAATAGGCAATGAATCAGGAATAGAATCTGGTGGATCACCTGAAATTTCTGGAAGATTCGATTTTAAAAATACTATTGATTCCACAACATCCGGAACAACATTTGTAATGTCATACAAAACACTGGGATCGAGTGATAATTCAATAGCAACTATATCCGGAGGTCTAATTAAGAATGGGGTATTGGGTGTTACTCTTAGTTCAGATTTCGTAACACAAGGTAAATTTATATTGGACCCATTAAAGTTTGAATCTGTTGAAGGAATCACACTAAACTTTTCCACTTCCAAAGATATTATAATCAAAGATGAACTTATAGTGAACCCCAAAATAGTAGGATCTGGTTGATGGTATTAATCCCGACATATTACTCATTTGGTTTTGATGGTGGTTCGTCTGGAACTGGTAATCGATTAAATGCAATATCGGCTAAAGTAGCCATAGAATTCCCGCAGTATACAATTTCACCAGCAAGACGTATTAATCGGAAAAGAACCAGAGGAGGACGGAGAAATTTAGATACTCAACAACCTGCTAGATTTGTAATTGATGTACAAAAACCATCCCGTGGAGGACCCGGATTTGCTGATCGTCCTGATAGCGAATTTGGAGTTGGTGTTGGTCCCGATTCTGGTGTCGGTAGTGGTTCTGTTGCTCCCGGCCGACCACCAACTTCTTCTGGTCCTAGCTTTGGTTCTGGTAATTTTAATAATGATAATTCTAGTGTTGCTCCCGGTAGACCGAGCACAGGTCGTCCTAAACCTAAACCATCATCGATAGACACTATAATATTTGAGCGACCGGAACCGGACGAACCAAATCTGGCTGGACCAAGAAATCCAGATTCTAGACCCAAACCTGATGATGACATTAATATTGATGTAACTATTGGTCCCGGATCTGGTATTGGTGGTAGACCTATCGATGGACGACCTAAACCTGATGTTGATAATGGTTTTGGTCTTGGTTTCGATCCCAATAATGATAATAGTGTTTCTATTGATGGAAGACCAATTATCGATGATAGACCCTCTGTTGGTATTGGTCCCCGTGATCCCGGTACTCAGGCTCCCGGTAGACCCGGCATTGGACCCGGTATTGGTGTTGGTCCAGATATTCCAAATCCCGGTACTGGTGTTGACGGCCGACCTACTTCTGGTCCTAACTTTGGTTATGGTCCCGGTATCATCCCACCGGCCGGTAGGCCTGCACCAAATAGACCCATACCACCAAATGAGAAACCTGATCTAGATTCTGGTCTCGGAGTTATAACTATAATAGATGATCCCGCAGAAGATCCAAGACCCGGAAAAGGTAATGAAGGTATTGATTCTGGAGCAAACTCAGAAACAGGTGAAAACAGTCCTGCGGGCACAATTCAAACTCAGTTTGGTTTTGTGTTCCCATCAAAATATAGAGTAAACGTAGTATCACAACTACCAAGCTGGTTGGGGAAGCGAAACCGAAATGCCTAACGTAAATCTAGCACAATTATTTCAAACATATTACAATTGGCTATATTCTCCAAATGGAAGTCTCTATATTTTAGATAACCATTTCGAAAAATTAAAAGATCTTGATAATTGTCCACCCGAATTAACATCAGGTCTACTTAGTAATTATTTACCTGACTCTAGATATCTTATTGATGGGATGAATGTAATTTCTCTCATTATTACAGCATCAAATATAAGAAACTTTTTAAATAAAGTCCAGAGTAGATTTTGTGATACAAAAGGAACTGCTGGATCTATTCAGTATTTTTGTAATACTTTATTGGGGGCATCAAATACAGAAGTAAATTATACTAGTTCAAATGTAGCTGAGGTAATTTTGTATTTTCAAGATATACCTAGAATTGACATTTCATTTTTAGAAAATTATATTTCTCTTCATATACTTCCAATTGGTTTAGATATTGACGTGTCAATAGCTTCTACTAATGAAAAAATGTCTAGTGCTGAATTAAGATCTGGTGATGGTAGTGGTAGATCACAGCTTGAGAGACCTAATAAACGTATACCAGAATTTAATAATTGGGAAATAGTTAATTTTGGTGAGGGAGCTTATGATGGAACAGATATAAAAGAAGAAATAAGTATTATCGGTAATTATTTCCCATACGGTCTACTGTCTACAACAAGCATAGCATCAACAGCAGGTTGCTCTGGTTCAACCTTACATAATGGAATAAGTGGCGGAGCTACTGGTAACAGAAATAACCTAACAACGTATGCTTTTCCTGATTGGTCTACAGCAGTTAAGATAGCTGGTTCATCGTTCGGATTACTAAATATAAATGACTTTACATTTTTAAGTGCCGCTTCTGGGAATACTTCCCCGAATGACGGTAGAGAAATATCTGGATTCTGTCCCATAGGAGGCTACGCTTAATGGTTACCGCAATAAGAAAAATTCTAAACACTGGAACTAATAAATTTGAAAATGCCGTCAATCAAATGACAGAGCTTATTTATTCTGGTAATCAATATGTTTCATTAAATTCAAATACCTTCGCAGAGCTACCACAAAACGATCTACAAAGTCTAAATGAATTTTGGTTGTCTGCCTGCTACTTCCAGAGAATAACCAGAGATAATTATAGATTGTGTTTTCCCAGAAGAGACTGGGAAAAATCAACTGTATATGATCGATACGATCCAGAAAAAATACCGGAGCTGCAAAATTGTTTTATATTTGACCCATTCATTGGTGATGGTGTACTATTCCTTTGTGTAGGAAACAATGAATCAAACAGAACTGATATTAAAACAGCTTCGGTCCTTAGACCAAGCTCTGGGTTTGTTAATGTAAGAGATATACCAACAACAGTAATAGAAAAAGATGATGGTTATAGTTGGATTGCTTTAGCACAAAGCGATAATAGATTTACTGACAGTAACTGGATATCACTAGAGGTCAGAGATCGATTAAGTTTCTTTAGTGCGGATGAAGGACAGTTTGTAAATGATGGCGTAAGTCTTGATGCTTTTAAGAATGCAATATCATCTCCGTTTAGTGCTGGTAGAACAGGACCGGCTAGATTTTATGGTGTAGACAATCTATACGACAAAACAAATGCCGCCGAAGTAACAGCAGGACTACCAGTATTCGATATCGATATAATGAAAAGATTTGATGTCTTCCAATTTCAGCAGTCATTGAGAGATAGTGGCATAAATACTCAAACTAGATTTGGTGTAGTTGGAGCAACGACCGGGACTCTACCGGATAGCATAAATCCTATTGGAATTGATGAACAAATTATCAATTCACCATTCTCCGACTCAAGTCCTGTTGGTTGGTATAATCAAAAAATTCAAAATTGGAAAGAAAAAGCCGGTTCTGTTGAAATGGTTTATATTGATCCAACAGCAGGAAACCTCGCAGAATCAGACTTTACAGTATCTGGAATAACTGCACCTAACATTCAGGTTAAGGGAAATGGTACTCCACCTAGTGTTGAATTTGATTTAAGAAAAATAAAGAGTGATACTTGGTATATCAATGGAGTCAAGATCAGTAAGGATCTTTCTTCTGGTGAACGTATTGTTGGAAAGGATAACACGCAGGTAGAATTTGTAGTCAATAATACAAATAATAATTACGGGTTTGAAAATGCTTTAAAGGCACTAATTACACCATACAACGGGTTATTAACTGAGCAGAATCTATATGGTCCAGTAATCCCAGTAAATGCCTTTATGATGAGTGTTACAATGAAAGAATCGGATATTGAAAAAACACTTAGAATTGGAGCGTATGCAGGAGACACACCATCATCCTTTGACTCATACGCATTAATTAGTGAACCGACTAACTTCAGTAATAATAGAGAACTCGGTCTTGATCTTCCACCAAACACAAAGGATCTAAAACGGAATGTAGTGTACGCACTGTTAACATTTACATCAGGTAAAAGACCTACCGTTGGAAATAAAATATATGCTACTTCTCCAGCTCTTAGCGCAAAAACTGGACAAGTATCTTTGTTGCGAGGAGACGTGATTGGTATCATACAGGCTGTTGATATAGCCAATACAATTCCCGGACCTACAACAGCAGATATCTTGTTCACAACCACAAACAGAGAAGCATTTACTACTGGTGCAACGGTATTTGTTGAAGAATCTGGTGGATCGTTTTCGGCAGTTGTTACAGCAAAGGGTAATCCACAAGTTAAAGAATTATCAGGAACAGTTACACATATAGGAAACTCCAATTTCACGCTAAGTGGAACCACCGCAGACAAGCGTGTTTCAATCAAATACATAACAAGGGTATAGGAAAAAACAAATGGGCGTAGAAGACAACGAATTTCAAATAGCAAATCTAAATGCAAACACTTCATTCTTTGATTGGTTTACAAAAACTAACGATGAAATTTTTGCTAAACTTAATAAACTTGAAGTTTACAACATCGATATACAAGGATCTGGTGTCCAAGGTATAAGTGCTGCACTAGGAAATTCTGCTGCTTCTAATGCAACGGCAGGATTTTTACGTCTTGGTCTTGCAGATACCGTGCCTCATGGTATTACCCTACAGGGAGATCTTGTCGTAACTGGCTCGACAGATTTTGTTTATACAACTCCGGTCGGAGCAACTACCCCAAATATTGGTACAGGTGGTTTTGTCTGTATTAGCTCTGCTGGTGGAGTTACCCATACTAACGTTTCCAATGCAGGTGTAACAACAACGCCATTCCATAAGAATGAAACTATAGGTATTGTTCAGTCAATATCAGGTAATACGGTTAGAGTTGCGAATAGGGGAATTTACGACGAATTTGTAGGACTAACCACAGGACAACTCTATTATCTTGATCCAACTGTTAAGGGTGGATATACATTCAACAGACCAACTGTTAGTGGAGAGACTGTAAAACCAGTATTCTTATCTCTGACTCAAACCTCTGGTATACTTCAAATTGGAGCATCAGATGTGATTGGTTCTACATTCGCGTAGTATGTCTTTGCATAGAAAAAAATGTAATTGTAATTGTGGTAAAAAAGCTTTTGTTCCGGAATCTTTAAAAAGAAAAAGTAAAAATATAATGCACAATCCATTCACTATGGTACAGTCATTTGCAAAATCACTTGCTTCCAGAGGACTAAAAAATAACAAGGCAGATACTGCCACAAAACAACTAAGAACACTAAGTTGCTTTGGTGATAAATCAATTGGTGGACATTTACCTAGATGTCAACATCTAACTAAAAGTAGCCATCACCCCGGAAAATTTTACTGTGGGGGATGTGGATGTGGGGATAGAAAAGCCACATGGTTACATGCAAACGGGGAGGAATATTCTAAATTAGATTACCCTAAATTAGAATGTCCCCTTAAGATGCCAGGATTTACCAATTATGAAATTAGTGAAAATAAAGAAAATATGAGAAAAAACATAATAGAAAATTATGATATCAAAAAACTAGTGAAAATTACGGTATCTTCACCTTCACCTCCAATTTGATATTTTAGATCTCAAAATACCCTAAATAACTAAGAGGTGTAAATATGTCAAATCCAAATTCAAGAGAAACCCTTATTGATTATGCTCTTAGAAGACTCGGTGCTCCCGTTGTCGAGATAAATGTAGACTATAAGCAAGCAGAAGAGCGTCTTGATGATGCTCTAGAGTATTTTTCAGAACGTCACTTTGATGGTGTTGAGAGATGTATTTTTGCGTATCAACTTACTGAAGATGATATTAATAATCAATACATTTCCACATCTAAAATACAAAAAGCCCTGGGATTTGGAGACGCTCCCGGTCCAACCGGTAAGGATCTTTTATCGATTGTTCGGGTATTCAAATTTGGTGCTCTTGCAAATCAAAACATGTTTGACATTCGCTACCAATTAGCCCTAACAGATTACTTCGGAATTAACCGTGGTCTGGGGATGGCTAGTTCAATGGGCTTGGCTGGATATGACAGCACCATGAGGTACATCAGTATGGTCGAGCAATTCTTTAATCCAGAGCATGTGATACACTTTAGTAAGGTTACTGATAGACTTATAATGGATACAGATTTAACTAAGGATTGTTCTCCGGGTCAATTTGTTGTAATCGAGGGATATGCAACATTAAATCCAAACAACTACCCAAAGATCTTTAATGATCGTTACCTCAAAGAGTATGTAACTGCACTGATCAAAAGACAGTGGGGAGCAAACTTATCAAAATTTGATGGTGTTCAGATGCCGGGTGGTGTTACACTGCGTGGTGGTCAGCTATATCAAGAAGGATCGGCAGAAGTTGCAGCCCTCGAACAACGAATGCAATCCGAATACGAACTTCCACCACACTTTATAACGGGATAATATGGCACAAAATCCATACATCAGGGATGTTAATAATGAACAGAATCTTTTAGAGGATCTGAATGCCGAGTTTATTCGTGCTCTCGGAAGAAACTGTTATTACATCCCAAGAACACTGAACGAATATGATCCAATCTATGGTGAAGACACTAGGTCATCATTTGATAGGGCATATCTCATTGAGATGTATATGGAAAATCCACAATCATTTGGTGGTGATGGTGATATCATTGGTAAGTTTGGAATTGATCTTAGGGATAAAGCCACCTTTAGAGTTGCAACAAGAACATTTGAGAGAGAAGTAACAAAAAAAGATTCTGAAATTATCCGTCCCCGTGAAGGAGATTTGATTTACTTCGTTTTATCTGATTCACTTTTTGAAATAACCTTTGTAGAACATGAAAATCCACTATACCAATTAGGTAATCTATACTCATTCCTTTGCTTTAGTGAATTATTTGCATATAACAATGAATCGTTTAACACTGGAATATGTGAAATTGATGAATGTTTTGCACGACAGATAAAGGAACTGTCTCAAACAATCACTGTTGGAGTAGCCACAGGAACACCCAATACTATATCAGAGTATTTTGAAGGTGAAACCATATTCCAAGTTGGTGGTACATATGGAACCTTTACCACCATAGATCAAGCAACTGCCACAGCAGAAGTTATAAATTGGAATAGCGAAACCAATACACTTATTATTGGAAACGTATCTGGATCCTTTGTTACATCAGATGATACTTCTGCCATAAAGGGTGTAGAAAGTAATGCAGAAAGATTTGCTGGATCTACCGGAAACGGAGACTTCTTCAGCCAGATAAACAATGAGGACGATACACTTCAGGGTGACAATGAAGAGATTCAACTCGAATCAGAAAAGGATGATTTGATTGACTTTTCAAGCACAGACCCATTTTCGGGAGGTAATTTCTAATGTTCAATTATCACAACACTGAATCATTAAGAAAATTAGTAGTTGGTTTTGGTAACCTTTTTAATGATATGTACATTGGTAAATATAATAAAAACAATACTCTAATAGAAAAAGATAGAGTTCCTTTAACATATGGACCAAAAGAAAAGTTTATAAGAAGAATCAAAGAAGTCAGTACAATTTCTGATGTTACGAGATCTAGAATCACCCTCCCACGTATGGGGTTTGAAATGTTGGGTATGAGCTATGATCCAACAAGAAAGGCTAATAAACTAAGAAAAACTGGTGGTACAATTACGAACGGAGCACAGGCATATAATTACTCTGAAGTTCCATATCTCGTAAACTTTGGACTATATACATTCACCCGCAATATAGAAGAAAATTTACAGTTAGTCGAACAAATTCTACCAATATTTGCACCCGAATTCATCATATCAATGAACTTCAATGATTTAAATAAGAAAGTAAATGTTCCTATTATTCTAACAAGTTCGGGAATTTCCGAAATCTATGAGGGAGATTTTTCAGAAACCCGCAGTATTACAACAACTTTTAGTTTCATAGCAAAGACATACGTCTATGGAGAAATAAAGGAACAAGGTGTTATAGAAAATGCAGAACTTCGTATGTTTGAGGGTGATTTTGAGCCAGATAATGATCCAGAATCTGATTTAGATCAAGATAGTGGAACACCGGGTTTTGGTGGTGGAACACCGATTCCAAAACCCCCACCAGCAGTTAAACCTACAAACGCTATAGGTATTAGAGAAATAAAAGAACCAGTCGGTATTGGTAGCGGAACAGTTGATACTATATCAACAGGACCATTTGCAGTATCCGGATATTATCCATTATACACTACGGCTTCTGGTGCAGTAGCGGCGAGTCCATTCCCGAGGCTAGTAAGAGACGGAGAAACTACTGTTGGTTATCACACACATACATTAGAAAAAACCATATACTACATGCCCAATGGTTTGGTCATGAACAAGACCCAGTTCCATGGTAATTATCCAGACCTCCAGCCAGGTCCAGAGATTGTTGATCCTGATGCTGATGGTCAACCATTAGAACCATTAGTTAGACTTGGTGCTGCTGGTGGTAATAGACCAAGAAGACCTGAAGACATAATCTCGGGATCAATAAAATCTATACTTATTATAACCCAAGGCGCTCAGGATCCACTAGGTATCATAGACAACCGAGATGGTCACCTAACTGAAGAAGAATGGGTAGACGACTTTCTGTTTAATTCAGACAAAAGAATTGCAGAGGGTATCAAGGATTATCTGAAAGGGACAGATAGAGGTGGGGCGCTGAGGAGCACATATCTTAATGAAAGGACCACAGGTTATATCCAATTGGATATTGAAACTCCAATGAACTTAGGATTAGTTCGTTATTATGATTCGACTCCGGAGAGAAAAGAATTATCAGAAAAATTTGCAAGGGGTATCATACTTAGAATAAATGCCTGGCGTGAAGTTCTGCCAAATGCTAAATTTGGTGTCTGGCGATTCGGAGGTGGTATTAGTCAAGACGACCGTGCAATTATAACCAACTCCGCACTAATTCCAAATCACTATACTAATATGATAGCACTATCTCAAGTTCAATTTCAAGGAAAAAGTTTATTCGAGTCAGTGGATTTTCTGAGTCCGTCTCTTTTCCAAGAACTTGATAGAGATGATAGTGTGGAAGGTTCGCAGTATGATGACGATGATGGCAGAATATTTGCAGGTGCAAGAACTGATAGCATAAAACAAACGTGTGATGGAATAAGAGAAGCAAATGGTGATATTAATCATACTACGCCTGTTATTCCAATTATGACTCGGGGATTAATCCCGGGCTACCTTGAAACTAGCTTCAATGTATATGATGGTCCATGGGCAGGTGAAAAGAATGCGGCCGAAATGTATTATCTGAAAGATTTTGCAGATCATTTTTGTATGTGGTATCCAGAAAATTCCGCGCCTGGAAACCAAACACTGGAACAATTTGATGATGTTCCATCAACAAGAGAACCAATTCAGCCAGATGAAGTAGGTCTGACTGATGAAGAAAGATTGCTGCTAGAAGTACAAAAGATACACATCCGAGAAACTGGTGGTGGAACCGTAACACCAAAACCCGGTGGAACCGTAACACCAAAACCCGGTGGAACTGATGGTGAAATAGTACCAGAACCGGGTGTACCAGAACCGGGTGAAACTGATGATGACTCTGGTAATGACCCACCACCACCACCAGGCCCTGAAAGTTCATATCCGGGTTATTAGAAAGGTAAATAATGAGTGATAAAATTTCGGAAGCTCTAGACACTTCATTCGAAGCAAAGAAACCAGAAGAAGTCAAAAAAGATCTAATGCAAAGTAGAAAAGAAGTAAAGGTGGACATGGATGACTCAGAAAAAGACTACAACAAAATACGTACAAATCTTTACGAACTTCTTGGTGATGGTAAGGAGGCGATAGATGGCATACTTAAAGTGGCTTCTGAGGGAGATGCGCCAAGGGCATATGAAGTCGTCGCCACACTGCTTAAAACGGTGGCTGATATAAACAAGGATCTTATGGATCTACATAAGCAGGTCAAGGATGTGAATAAAGACGAGACCGTACATAACCATAATACAACCAACGCGATCTACGTTGGGTCTACCTCCGAGCTACAGGATCTAATCAACCCTGACAGA